GGATGTGCGCGACACCGTACAAGCCATTTTGCCAAGCCTTATGCGCATTTTCTTTTCCAGCGAGAACGTTGTGCAGTATGTGCCGCGTTCCAAAGAAGATGTGCCGATGGCAGAGCAAGCCACCGATTACGTCCGATACATACTGAACGAAGATAACAATTTCTTCGTAACGCTTCACGCCGCTTTCAAAGACGCATTGGTGCGGAAAACGGGTGTAATTAAGTGGTGGATTGATGAAAAGGTCTACCAAAAGAACGAAACGTATAGCGGCATGGATGATGCGCAGCTAACGTTATTACTTAGCCAAGATGGCGTTGAAATGGTTGATCTTCAAAGCGAGATTGACAACAACGCGCCACCACCCGTTATTGATCCAGTCACTGGTCAGCAGTTAACGCCAACCGTGATGGTTCACGAAGTCAAGATCCGCCGCAAGACAACGATCAAGAAAGTGCGTGTTGAATCGTTGGCGCCTGAAGAATTCATTATTGACAGACGCGCTCGCAGTTTTGAAGACGCCGATATTGTTGCTCATCGCAAACTGGCCACTGTTTCTGAGTTGGTGGCCATGGGTTACGACCAAGAAGAGGTTGAAGCCAACACGGGCGAAGATGAGCTAGACACTAACATTGAACGCATTGCGCGCAATCCTGCGCAAATGATGTTTGGCGAAAGTGACAACAACCCTGCGCAGCGCCGCGTTTTATATCTTGAATCATATATTCGCCTTGATGTTGATGGCGATGGCATTGCCGAATTGCGCAAGATTTGCACGATGGGTCCGTCATATAAGATCGTTGCCAACGAGCCGGCTGACGATATACCGTTCACTTACTTTGTGCCTGATCCTGAACCGCATACGTTTTTTGGCATGTCAACGGCCGATGTCACGATGGACATCCAGCGCATCAAGTCCGTGATTCTGCGCAACATGCTTGATTCGTTGGCGCAATCCATTCACCCGCGCACCGTTGTCGTTGAAGGTCAAGTCAATCTTGACGATGTGCTGAACAATGAGAACGGCGCCATTATTCGCGCCAGGGCGCCAGGCATGGTGCAGCCATTTAATACGCCATTCGTTGGCCAGCAAGCCTTTGGCATGATCGAATACATGGATCAGGTCAAAGAAGCGCGCACTGGCATGTCGAAAGCGTCGATGGGCTTGAATGCAGACGCATTGCAGTCCACAACACGTTTGGCGGTGCAAGCGACTGTTCAAGCCGCTCAACAGCACATCGAGTTGATTGCACGCATCTTTGCCGAAATTGGCATGAAGCGTTTGTTTAAGGGTTTATTGCGCCTGATCACGCGCCATCAAGACAAGCCGCGCGTTGTGCGTTTGCGCAACCAGTGGGTGGAAGTTGATCCGCGCGCCTGGGATGCAACGATGGATGTGAGCGTCAACGTCGGACTTGGTACGGGCGGCGCTGACGAGAAGATCCAATTCTTGCAAGCGATTACCGCCAAGCAAGAACAAATCCTTCAGTCGCTTGGCCCTAATAATCCGTTGGTGACAATTGGTCAATACGCCAACACGCTAGGCAAGCTGATCGAGATGGCGGGATACAAAGACACAACGCAATTTATCAATCAATTGCCCATGGATTACACGCCACCGCAACCGCAACCACGTCCTGATCCTTCTGAGGCATTGACGCAAGTACAGGTTCAGGCGATCCAAGCCGACATTGAGAAGAAAGCAGCAGAGTTGGCATTGGAGCGTGAGAAAATGCTTCGCGCTGATGATCGTGAGCGCGACAGGATTGAGCAAGATGGCATCTTGCGCCGCCAAGAAATGGAATTGAAATACGGTGTGAGCCTGGCGCAAACGCAAGCCGAAATCAACGCCAAGATGGCCGTTGATCGTGAGCGTATTCAAATGGAAGCACAGCAACCCATGCAACCCATGCAATGACTAACGAAGAACGTATCCAGCGCAGCAACGAAGCAAGGCGCATTTTAGAAAGCACGCTTTACCAAGAATCGTGGTCAGCCGTTAGGCAACAATTGCTTGACGATTGGGCAATGAGCGAATCGGTTGACGTTAGAGAGAAAATATTTTCCGAATTCAAAGCACTTGAACGTGTGCAACAGTTTTTCAGCAGTGTCTTGGCAGATGGAACGCTCACGCGCGCCACGATTGATCGTATGCGCAAGCGGTCCGAATCGAAACAGGGAATCTTATGAGTGACGAATCAGTTGTTTTGGCGGATAATGCCGCCATGAGTGTGCGGGAAGCCGCACAAGCCTTTGAAGCATTGCTTGCCGAAGAAGACGGAGAACAGGCAGCGACAGAGGCGCAAGCCGAAACGGAGCCACAAGGCGACGTTGAGGAGTCAGGGGATGATGCAGCCGATTCAGACGAGCAAGGCGAAGAGTCTGATGACGTTGAAGCATCCAGCGAGTCCGAGGAAAGCGAAGAAAGCAAGCAATCCGAAGAGCCACCCACTTTCACCGTCAAGGTTGATGGTAAGGAAGAGAAGGTTCCGCTTGACGAATTGCTCAAAGGCTATCAGCGCACCGCGGACTACACACGGAAAACACAGGCACTTGCAGAACAGCGCAAAGCCGCTGAAGCAGAGCTTGGTGCAGTCCGTGAAGAGCGTGCCACTTATGCACAGTTGCTTACTGCATTGCAACAACAATTGCAGCAGCAACAAGAATCACCCGTCGATATGGAAAAACTTTATAGGGAAGATCCAATCGAGTGGGTGCGGCAAACCGAGTTGCAGCGTCAGCGTTCAGAGAAATTGGCGGCATCACAGGCCGAACTCCAGCGCTTGAATCAGTTGCAACAGCAGGAATATCAGCGCGCAATGCAGGCTAAGTTGAAGGAAGAAGCTAATTTGTTGGTTTCTGCCATACCGGAATGGAAGAATCCAGACACGGCTAAATCCGAAAAAGCTGCATTGATTGATTTTGGCGTCAAAGAAGGCTTTTCACCCGATGATTTGAAAGGTGTTGTTGATCATCGTGTCGTAAAAGTTTTGCGCAAAGCCATGATGTTTGATCAGATCATGGCGAAGCAACAAACGGTGAAAGCTAAGGTTGAAGCGCCAAAGACAAAGACTGTTGCGCCAGGTAATCCACAAGCCGCGAAGGTTCAAGTGAATGAGGTGACACGCGCCAGACAGCGCCTTGCAAAAACGGGCAACGTCCGTGACGCAGCCAAACTTTTTGAACATCTTCTTTAGGAACTATCATGACGATCGCATCAAACACCTTCCTCACCTACTCTGCAAAGGGTATTCGTGAGGATCTAAGCAACCAGATTTACAACATTTCTCCCGAAACCACGCCTTTCATGAACAATATTGGTCGCGGCACCGCTTCCAATACGCTGTTCCAGTGGCAGACCGACGCACTTGCTGATGCAACAACCAGCAATGCAGCGCTTCAGGGTGATGATCTCACTACTTATGAAGCCGTGACGCCAACCGTTCAGTTGGGCAATTACACACAGATCAGCCGCAAGACTGTTGTGATTTCCGGCACTATGGAAGCCGTTAACAAAGCAGGTCGTAAGAGCGAACTGGCTTACCAGTTGGCGAAGAAAGCTGCCGAGCTAAAGCGCGACATGGAAACCATCCTGTTGGCCAACCAAGGCGCAACTGCTGGTGACTCCACAACCGCACAAAAGACTGGTTCGTTGTTGGCGTTCATCAAAACCAATACGTCGATTGGTTCGGGTGGCGGCAATCCTTCTTACACCACACTTCCCACAGCAACGCGTTCGGATGGAACGGTTCGCACGTTTACTGAGACGATCCTTAAGAGCGTCCTTCAGCAAGTGTGGACAAGTGGCGGCGAGCCTTCGATTGTGATGACTGGCCCAGTCAACAAGCAAACCGTTAGCGGTTTCAACGGTATTGCAACGCGTTACCGTGACGTGCCGGCTGGAAAGCAGGCACAGATCATTGGCGCGGCTGACATCTACGTCGGAGACTTTGGTCAAGTCAACATCGTCCCCAACCGCTTCCAGCGTGAGCGCGACGCGTTTGTATTGTCGCCCGACTACGCTGGCGTGCATTTCCTGCGCCCATTCCAGCAAGTTGAACTTGCAACCACGGGTGACGCTGAGAAGCGCTTGCTTTTGGCGGAATACGGCCTTGCCGTATACAACGAGAAGGCACACGGCATTGCCGCTGACCTGCTCACGTCGTAATCTTGACTCAGGAAGGGGCGGGGAAACCCGCCCTTTTTTACATGGAAAAACGGATCTTTGAACAAGACGAGCTTCTAGGTATCACCCGAATCTGGCATTTTGATGAGGATACCGATACGGCTGTCATCGAGACAATCCAAAACGTCCAACCCATTGTTGAAACCAATAAGACTGAATTCAACCAGGTCGATGAACGTGCAAGATGGTCAGGTGATGGTCATGGCGTGAAGGTCGCTTCTATTCCCATGAATTTATTTATGGAATTGGTAGGTAAAGGCATCACGCGCAATCAAACGGACTTTAAGCGCTGGCTCAATGATCCAGACAACCGACACTTTCGCACAAGACCTGGGAGGGTTTAATGACTGATAAACGGATTATTTCTGTTTGCGTGCCGGCACGCGATGAAGTGCATACGATGTTCACCTTTGATCTGGTGAATGCTGTTAGCCACCACATTGGAAACACGGGCGATATTGTGAATTTGCTGATGAGCCAAGGCACATTGCTTTGCTCGCAGCGCACAGAATTGGTCATGAACGCCATTCACGCCAATGCAGACTATCTGCTATTCCTTGATAGTGACATGCGCTTTCCGGCTGACACCATCGCGCGCCTACTGGCCCATGGCGAATGCGTTGTGGCGGCAAACTGCGCCAGGCGCAGAATGCCAACCGGCCCCACGGCTGGAAATTACGATAAAGCAACAGGAAGAAAAGTATTGCGTTACTCGATGCCCGAAGACACGGGTTTGGAGCAAGTTGACATGGTTGGCACTGGCGTGATGCTGGTGGACATCAACGTTTTCAAAGTCATTGACATGCCATGGTTTGCAACGCCATGGGATACCGCGGCAAAAGGTTACATGGGCGAAGATGTCTATTTCTGCAAG